GCCTCATCTTAGAACTTATGATGCTTCAAGTCTTGCTTACCGACAGGGTAGGACTCGTCGTGGTAGTTATGCTGCATACCTTGATATTAGCCACCCTGATATTCTCTTATTTTTAGAGATGAGAAAATCAACTGGAGACCCTAATATGAGGACCCAGAATTTACACCACGGTATTAATATTACCGATGAGTTCATGCAGTTGGTCGAACGTAGTATGATTGATAAAGATGCAGATGATTCCTGGAACCTGGTCGACCCACATAACGGGGTAGTAAGAGAGGTAGTATCTGCTCGTGAACTCTGGCAACGAGTTTTAGATATGCGTATGCAGACCGGGGAACCATATCTGCATTTTATTGATACAAGTAACAGAAAGATGCCGGAGTTTCAAAAGAAGCTTGGTTTAAAGATTCGCCAATCTAATCTGTGTTCAGAAATTATTCTACCTACAGATAAGGAGAGAACTGCGGTATGTTGTTTATCGTCTTTGAACTTGGAGTACTATGATGAGTGGAAAAATGATACTGTATTTCTTCGTGATGTTGCAGAAATGCTTGATAATGTACTTCAGTATTTTATTGATAATGCTCCTACCACCGTTGAGCGTGCAAGGTTCTCTGCCATACGTGAGCGCTCTATTGGCATCGGTGCTCTGGGCTTTCATGCTTATCTCCAACAATGCGGAATCCCTTTTGAATCGCCTATGGCCGTCGGAAGAAATAGACAGATTTTCAAACACATCAGGGAGCAACTAGATGAAGCTAATCAACAACTTGGAAGACTTCGCGGAGAAGCACTTGACGCAGTGGGGACAGGGCAGCGCTTTAGCCACCTTATGGCTATTGCTCCTAATGCTTCTAGTTCAATTATCATGGGTAATACTTCTCCTAGTATCGAGCCATACCGTGCTAATGCCTATCGTCAAGACACTCTTTCGGGGTCTCATTTAACAAAGAATAAATGGTTGAATAGAGTCATTGAAAAACATCTTTCAGGAGAAGGTGATGTAATTAATCAAAATGACTATAATGATATCTGGTCATCTATTATCGCTAATGATGGTTCAGTACAACACTTGGAATGGATGGATCAATGGCAGAAAGATGTATTTAAAACGTCTATGGAAATAGACCAGAGATGGCTTGTCCAGCACGCCGCCGATCGTCAAGAGTTTATTGATCAAGCCCAGTCCCTTAACCTGTTCTTTAGACCCGATGTTAATATTAAGTATCTGCATGCTGTGCACTTCCTAGCATGGAAGTCTGGTCTTAAGACTTTGTACTATTGCCGTAGTGAGAAAATTGGTAAAGCAGATAAAGTATCAAAGCGTATCGAACGAGAAGTAATTAAAGAGTTAGATATGAAAGCCATAGTTGACGGGGACGTGTGCTTGGCATGTGAAGGCTGAAAGTAATATATGGCTACACCTATGGCTTATAACTACATTGCAAATTTAGATACAGTAAATTGGCTTGCAAAAATAAATGAGTTTACAAGAGAGGAGTGGTTAGATTATGACTGGCGGCAAAAGGTTTTTGCAGCACACCGTCATACAGAAACTATTCCCTTGATTTACGACGAAAGGTCAATAGTTTTTAACGAGACAACAACAATTACACGTAGAGAAAAATATAATCTTTTTGTACAAGAGGTTGCTGAATTAGAAAATACTTTTAAAACTTTTTACGGTTTTGGGTTTATTGCTAGATTATTAATAGTAAAAATGTTAGCTAATTCTACAATCCCCCCTCACGTTGATGGAGGTACAGTTGGTCATCGACACCATATACCAGTCATTACAAATACAGGTGTTATATTTACTGTAGGTGGTGAAGAAAAACATATGAAACAAGGGGAAATTTGGGAAATTAACAACCAGCTACCCCATGCTGTTGTAAATCATGGAAATAAAGATAGAGTACATTTAATAGCAGATTGGATAACAAAAGAAAAATGAAAAAAATAAATTCAAAACTAACAGATGAGCGCAGTTCGTTTAAACCTTTCAACTACCCCTGGGCATACGACGCCTGGTTAAAGCATGAACAAAGTCATTGGCTTCATACAGAGGTACCAATGGTTGAAGATGTTAAGGATTGGAAGAGTAAATTGTCTAAAGAAGAAAAGATGTTTCTTACACACATCTTTAGATTCTTTACTCAGGGGGATATTGACGTTGCAGGCGGCTATGTAAATAACTATCTTCCTTACTTTCCGCAACCAGAAGTAAGGATGATGTTGCTTGGCTTTGCAGCTCGCGAAGCTCTACACATTGCTGCTTACTCACACTTAATTGAAACGCTGGGATTACCGGAGACAATGTACAATCAGTTTCTTGAGTATGCAGAGATGAAAGAGAAGCACGATTATGTGCTGGATATTTCTCAGCAAAACTCCACTAAAGAAAATACAGCCAAGCACATTGCTGTGTTCTCTGCGTTCACGGAAGGAATGCAACTATTCAGTTCTTTTATTATGTTGTTAAACTTCCCTCGTCATGGAAAGATGAAGGGGATGGGTCAGATTGTTACCTGGTCAATTGTTGATGAGACTCAACATTGCGAAGGAATGATCAAACTATTCAGAACATACATTCAAGAGAACCCGGAGATTTGGAACGATGAGCTTAAAGGACAATTGTATACAATTGCTGAAAAGATGGTTCTACTCGAAGACAGGTTTATTGATCTGGCATTCAGCATGGGCGGCATGGATGGTTTGGACGCTGTTGACGTTAAACGTTACATCCGCTATATTACTGATCGTCGCCTTATTAGCCTTGGTCTTAAGGGAATTATGAAGGTCAAGAGAAACCCATTACCCTGGGTTGAAGAGATGATTAACGCTCCTACTCATACTAACTTTTTTGAGAATAGAGCAACCGATTACGCTAAAGCCGCTCACACCGGCTCTTGGGATGATGTCTGGGGTAGAGCTGCTTGAAAGAAAAATATATTATTGCGCACATGAAGGCAGCTCAGGTTTATGCTGAGCTCTCTACCGCAGTGCGACTCCAGGTCGGTTGTGTCATTGTAAAAGATAATACCATTATCGGTATTGGTTACAATGGCATGCCTTCGGGGTGGGATAATGTATGTGAGACGGTTGGTCATAAAGACTTCACTGGTACGGTACTTATGAAGTCTAAGCCCGAAGTACTTCATGCAGAAACAAACGCGATTGCTAAAGTGTCTAGATCATCTAATTCAACCGATAGTGCTGATCTTTTTGTAACTCATGCACCATGCCTGGAATGTGCAAAGTTAATATATCAATCTGGAATTAAATCGGTATTTTATCGGGATACATATCGTAGTGAAGATGGAATTCAATTCCTACAAAAATGTAACGTAGAGGTAAAACAAATTGGCAAATAACCATTATAACTGCACCAGTTGTGAAGCAGATTTTAAATTAAAACATTCTCTTGATGAGTCTTATTTTGAAGTAAACTTTTGCCCGTTCTGCGGTGGTGAAATTGATAATGAAGAGGAAGAAGAATCGGACGATTACGAATGACCGATTGGCTATACAATGGTGAACCTTATTATGAACCTGGAGAATATTATGGATTTGTCTATATCATCGAAAACTTGTTATCTGGTAGGAAGTACATCGGGAAGAAGTTTTTCTGGTCTATCAAGCGAAAGCAAGTTAATAAGAAACGTAAATCGTACAAAGTTGAGTCAGACTGGAAGACGTATTGGTCGTCTTCTGATGAGCTCAAAACCGATATCGCAAACATCGGTGAGCACAATTTCAAGCGCACAATAATTCATCTGTGCCCATCTAAAGGTGTAACTAACTACTTGGAAGCCAAGGAGCAAATGTTACATGCTGTTCTAGAGGACAGTAATGCCTGGTATAATTCTTGGATTCAATGTAAAGTAAATAAGTCACATCTTAGACCGTTACGTAACGCTTGACCGTAACTCGGTTTTAGCATATAATAACGTATGTTAAGGAGATTATATGACTGATGATTTTGATGTTAAGTTTAGTTACTTTGATAAGATTAAAGACGATGCAAGTTTTAGGTCTATTTGGTCTATCTATGAAGTAAGTAATATTTACGATCCTTCTGGCTTTAATGCTGAGACTCTCGTTTATAAAGATCATTGGGGTCATGAGCGAGCAGTATCTATTCCATTACCTAGTGGTAACCTTAAGTGGTGGGACTTGTGGTCTGCCGCAGATAAAGCTATAATTGAATCTGAAGATAAGCACCATGTCTTTATCGAAGACTTTCAAAAGTCTACTGATGGTAAGACGTTATTTTTAAGAACTGGAAGTTAATTATGAGTCAAGTTGAAACTCGCGCTTACGAACCTACTTACTATACTAATGCAAACGAAGACGAGCGAAAAGTATTTCGTGAATGGTTAGGTGGGGTATTGCGTATGCATTACGTTAATGTTCATTTTCGTAAAAAAGATGGATCTATTCGTATTATGAATTGTACCTTGCAAGAAGGTAAGACGTTAGATTATGAAAAAAAAAACTGATCGAGTTAAAACAGTAAGTGAA